TGGTAATCAGTACAAAGGCATAAGCCTAACCTCACTATACAACACATCTAAGAACTGCAAGAGAAGACTAAGGGAAAAGTTTGATGAAGATGCTCAAGACTACTTTAACGGAGACTACGACAAATTATTATAACTATGAAAGAATTTAAAGGAGATAAAAGAACTAAAGCTTACAAGGAATGGAAAGCTAAGTTTGACAAAGACAATGAGAATAAGTCTAAGGGACTTGGGGATACTGTAGCTAAGATAACTAAAGCTACAGGCATTAAGAAGGTTGTTAAGTTTATTGCTGGAGAAGACTGTGGTTGTGATGAGAGACAAGATAAGCTGAATAAAGTATTTAAGTACAGGAATGTAAAATGTTTAACTGAAGATGAGTTTAATACTTTAGCTAAGTACTTTGAGACTAACCAAACGATATACAATAAACACGCACAGAAAGAATTACTGCCTATAGCACAAAGAATATTTAGCATAAGGATAACAGGATGTACCTCTTGTGCATTTAAAGGAAAGGTTCTTAATCCATTGAAATCAGTTTACTCTACATACAAATAGATATGAGTTTTTTAAGAGGTAATATAGGAGAGAGTTTATGGCTTAACGAATTGTCTAAGACACATACAGACATAGAAAAAGCACCAAACAAAAAGTTTTATGATTGGGATATAAAAGCTAACTACAAAGGTAATGAGGTTACTTACGAAGTTAAGTATGACTCTAAAGGTTACTACTATGCTGATAGATACTCAAGACCTGTAAACCTATACATAGAGTTCCAGAATACAAAGAAGGGAGAAGATAGTGGTATTATTGCATCTAAGGCAACATACTACGTTTACATACTAAAGAGTCTAGAGGGTGTAGAGACTGCTTATGTATTTAAAAGACTAGACCTACTTAACCATCTAAGAAACAATGATGTTAAGGTTAAAGGTAATAGCTTTGGAGGAGATAATAATGCTAAAGGATGGACACCTCCACTAAACTCACTAGAACATCTAATTGTAAAAAAGATAAAGTTTATTTGATTTAACAAATAATATTACTATATTGCAGTTCATTTAAAATACAACATTATGAAAAATATAAAACTGCTAAACGGAGATGAATTCAAAGTATCTGATATTATACCTAAGATGTATGATGATGTTTTTTACTATGGCTACTTAGGTCAACACGCATTATCATCTTCTTCTTGTAAGAAATTAATAGAGTCCCCTAAGGCATACGCAACATCACTTACTGAAGGTTCTCCAGATAGTCAAGCACTTAGAGATGGTAGGCTAACACACTTATGTGTACTAGAGCCACATAGACTTGATGAGTTTACATTTGTAGATGGAACTAAAGCTAGTAAGAGTTTTAAGTTAACTGCTGAAGAGTTAGGTAAAGATTTGGTTTACACTAACCTAGAACTTAACAAGGCACAGAAGATAGCTAAAGCTGTGTTGGCTAATGAAGAAGCTGCTGCTTTACTAAGTGGATGTGAGTTTGAGATACCTGCAATAGGAGAGTTTATGGGATTACCATTTAGAGGTAAGGCAGATGCAAAGAAAGGAACAACTATCATAGACTTAAAAACTACAGCTAACATACAAGACTTTGAGTACTCAGCTAAGAAATATAGTTATGACTTACAGGCAGCTTTGTATCTAGACCTGTTTGATGCAGATGACTTTATATTCTTAGTAGTAGATAAGAGAACGTTAGATGTTGGAGTCTATACTATTACAGCAGGATTTATAGATAGTGGACTACAGAAGCTACAGGTGGCTACAGACGCTTATAAGAATTATATTATGAGTGACTACGATTTAGAACAATATACATTTTACGGAGAATTGTAGTATGCCATTTAACAAGGATGTATCCGACCACTTCTATGAATTAGGTCTTGACTTACTATTTATAGGTTACACTAGGGCAGACTTGAGGCTTTGGATTAAGAAAGCAGAAGAGGATGAGTGTTATGAAGAGTGTGACGGATTACTTAGAGCTTTAAACTTTAAAGGTAGTATTGAGGAAATGGGATATAACTATGGCGAAGAAGAAGAAGACTTCATTTAACTATTACAAGACAAACAACGAGGCTCAGAGTCATTGCTTTAAAAAAGGATATGTAATATACCCAGAAGCATTTGAAGGTAGCTGGAGAGTATCAATAGAGCTAGGACATAGGAAGCATACATATCCAGAGGTATTGTCGCTTACAGAGGCTTATATTAAAATATGGAAAGAATACGAAAAAATACAAAACAGAGATAACAATGGCAAAACTTAGAACATACAATGTAGAAGCAGCTAAACAATTAGCTGATAAGTTTATACAAATAACAGGATTAGATTTAACATCAACATCAAGATATCAAGAACAAGCGTACTTTAGAGCTTTGTTCTATAAGGTAATGTGTGATATAAACGGAATGAATGATAGGATGATATCCGAATGGTTTGAAGATATAGGAGTAAAAAGAAATAGGTCATCTATATTCCACGCATTAAGAAAGATAGATGTTTATTACGAAAGCTTTGTGAGGTTTAGAAATGTTTATGACTTATTCTTTGATGATAGGAAGAAAGAAAGAGAAAGAATAGAAAACAAGAAGTCTGAAAGGGTTAGGATAATAAATGAAAGAATAGATAGAAAGCTTGATGCATCGGATAGAAATAAAATACACGAGTTAGCAGATGTTATTCCAGAAGAGAGGATAGATGAGATGTATGAGATGATGACTTTAAGAATGAAGTCTTGGGCTTGGAAATCAAAAGATAAATGTGAGGTAATACAGAGCAGTACATCAATGGATGGAATGTGCTGGTAAACAAAACCTAAACATATCGTTATAGTATTAAGATTAAACTTATGGCTAAATCAAATGAGATTAAACCTACTGATGGTAGGAAGTATAATAAAAGGAAGAAAGGTCAGTTAGATGTTGTTAAACCTACTACAGCAGCTATAAACAAAGCTAAGAGAGAAAGGATGAAGGAGTTCGGAGTCAAAGCCATTAAAAAGGTATTTGGTTCTGAACAAGACTTCTGGATGAGTCTAGCAGAAGAGGCTAAGAAAAACCATAACGATAGAAAACTATTACTAGAGTATGTCTATGGGAAACCTAAAGATGGGTTTGGTAATGCTACACAGAAATCAGCAACACCTGTTATAAATTTCTATGGACACCAACCTCCTACACAAGAAGATATTATAGATGTAACACCAGAAGATGAAGAATAGTATAAACCTACACGACAAGTACATACCTTTATTCAAAAGTAAGACAAGATACAATGTTATTACAGGAGGTAGGGGTAGTGGTAAGTCTTTTGGTATAAACGTATTCCTACTAAACCTTACATACGAAAGTGGACATAAGATATTGTTTACTCGTTATACAATGTCATCAGCTAATACATCTATTATACCAGAATTTGTAGAAAAGATTGATATGATGGGAGTGAATGCTCACTTTAGGATAACTAAGGATGAGATAACTAACCTACAGACAGGTTCTTCCATTATATTTAAAGGTATAAGGACATCTAGTGGTAATCAAACAGCTGCACTAAAGTCTTTAAACGGAATTACAACGTTTGTAGTGGATGAAGCAGAGGAACTTGATGATGAAAGTACATTTGACAAGATAGACTTCTCTATAAGGTCTCTAAATAAGCAAAACAGGGTTATTTTGATACTAAACCCAACTACAAAGGAGCATTGGATATATCAGAGGTTCTTTTTAGGTAATATTGTTGATGCAGGTCACAACGGAACTAAAGGAGACACAACTTATATCCATACAACGTATAAAGACAACAAAGATAACCTATCAGACTCATTTCTTAGCAGAATATTAGAGATGAAGGCTAGAAGACCAGATAAATACCAACATCAGATACTAGGAGGATGGTTAGCTAAGGCAGAAGGAACAATTATAAGAAATTGGAAGGTTGGAGACTACATACAGACAGAAAAGACCATTTATGGACAGGATTTTGGGTTCTCTGAAGACCCTACAACACTTGTAAAGATATCTGTAGATGATTTTAACAATAGAGTCTATGTAAAGGAGATTTATGGTAAAACAGGGCTTTCTACGTCAGATATAGCAAATATGAATAGAGCTGAGTGTGGTTTAGACTTGATAGTTTGTGACTCATCAGAACCTAGACTTATAAAAGAACTAAAGAAGAAAGGATTGAACATACAACCTGCTGTAAAGAAGAGTGGTAGCATACTATCTGGTATAGCACTTATGCAGGACTATGAAATAATAGTAGACCCAAGAAGTAAAGGTGTTGTAAGGGAATTTAATAATTATGTATGGCACGAGAAAGGCGTAAGACCAATCGATAAGTTTAATCACTTTTGTGATGCTATAAGATATGCTTTGATGAGATTAGCTACAAGTAAGAACAAAGGAATTTATACGATAAGGTAGAGCGTTTAATATAAAGGGGTGCGTTTATTATGGAGGGGTAACAATTAATTTTGTTGCTCCTTTATTATTTTTATTCCGTCTTTGTTATGAAGGGGTAACTCACTATGTTTAATATGATGGGGGATGTTTAATATGATGGGG